TGAGGACCTCCGGCTGGTACTGCTCCGGCACATCCACACCGTAATAGATCTGCTGCAGCTCATCAGCTGTCTCGCATCCGGCTACCCACATGTTAAGCGCGTTGCAGTAGGTGGTATGGTAGCTGACATGCTGCATGGCAGCCGCGATGATGGTCTGCATGTCTGTCGCACTGTAATACCGACACGGCTTGCCGTCAGAGTGATACTCCAACTGCTCGGCTCCGGTCGCAAGCTGGGCCTGCTTACCAAAGAGGTTAAGCTGATCATGCTCAGTCAGCGCAAAATGCTCTATGGCACCGTCTACCAGTGTCACGCTAACACCTGCATAAATGATCTGCTCACAGGCCTGACTGATCTCCTGCTTTTTTGCCGCCTTGTATTCTTCCAAAGTTTCTGGCTTCTTTTCTTCCGGTGCAACTACGTTCACACGTTCTATCAGATTCTGCATTTCTTTCTGTAAGCGACCAATATCGCTGTCAGGCAAGTATGTAAATACAGGTTGCGGATTTTTAGGATCCGTAACATCAATTTTGGTCAGCACCGCACCCTCCGGGATATCCACGAACATGCTTGTCAGCCCCTGCGGAGCCTCCTCTTCACCATAAACAATCGACCAGATTTTTCCGATCACATCATAAATTACTAATGCTTTCATTGGTTCTTTCCTCCCATTTTAATTTGTGTAGCCATACACCCTTACTTTATAAGTACCAGATACCGGAACAGGGATAACAAGTGCTGACGCACTAATTGCAAACGCTCCATTGGATGTATTCATCCAGTTTGCACCGTTGGGTCCATAAGTCATACACCACACATTACTACCATCATTACATAAATGAGCCCCATACATACCACCACTTTGTTCTGCTGAAAAACCTAATACACCTGCCATTCTGGTATTAATCTGTAAATACTGATATGTCACCCACCTGGAATTATTCTGCTGATAAAAGGATTTGCTTCCAGATGTACTGACAGTAAATACGGTACAAACATGTGTTGTGCCTTTTGCCTTGATAACAATGTTTCCAGTCATCAACTTACCGTTGCAGGATACCGTCTGCTGTGCGTTTGACGGAGTGTAAGTGCCTCCGGCCATCGTGGCCTGTGAGTTTGTAACCTTTCCAGAACCGTTGTGATACCCGGCGGGAATGGTAACTGATCCGTTGGTACCACAGCTACCATTCCATGCACCGCGGTTTGCCATTGTTCCTGTTGCCTTGCTTTTGGGGTTAGTATTATAGAAAGTTTTCCCAGTCAGAACATCCCCGGCATCCGCATTGCCACTTAAAGATAATGTACCGGTAAGCGGTTCTCCGTCCTTATCCACAATCACTTTTCCGGACACGACATCTCCGGCTGCTGCAGTAATCACATCGAGGTCACTCCCTCCTCCACCTCCAGGGATCCAGATTTTCCCCATGACCTCACACTCCTTTCAAGCCTGCTACGATATCTGTAGCAGGCTTCTTGTAAACCTTAAACGTCACGCTACCGTCTGCCGTTGTACCGGTCCCAGATGCCAGGATTCCAAATGCCTTGCTATATGCCTTTTGCGTGGCCAGATCGGCTCCATCTTCCATGGCACTTACCAGCATCGGATTATCCTCGGCGGCAACACCATCAACTGCCACGGTCTGCTCATATGGTGCCTCGTCACCGGTCCAAGCATCTGCGGCAAGCGTAAACAGCGTGACGTGATCCTGACGGTTGATGGCTGCGTTGGTCGCGTTGATGTCATTCGCCCCGAAGGGATCTCCTTCCTGGGTGTATGCTGTTTCATCCACAATGCCGGATGTTCCATCCGCGTTTGCTGTAATTCTGTACTTACGGGCGCCGTCATACATGGCGTCCTTGTAATCCGTCTTTAACATAACTCCCCTCCATTTAAAATAAAGGACAGGTGGCGCCGTCCAGTAATCCGGCTTTGAATGTTACTGTACATCAGTCTGCAGGCCTCCTCGATCCGATTCAGTTCTTTCCAGTCGATGAATGGCTGATTTTCATAAAAAGTCTTTCTATCACCAACTGCAAAGGGAAATACTCCGTCACAGATGTGATCCACATTGGACTCGAACCGGTTAATCTCATCCGCATAAAAGCCATAGTCAGAGTAGGATTTATCCTCACCCATATCTTCAAAATCAAAATCCGGCCAGAGGGTAAGCGCCTGCTGCCGGATTTCGTTCAGATTTCCTTTTATGCGGTTGTAATCTTCAATGTTAAAGTAATCACTGGACTGCCAGTCTGTTTTGGGCTGCTGCCACATTGCTCATGTCCCTCCTCGCCTTTATGGTGCCGGACAGGGCGCCATTGAATTTTAATGTGTGTTCATAGATCCGCAAAAGCAGATCCGGAACATATTTGTTTTCCAGGAATGCAATATCATTTGCATCAATCCTCGGTTCCCCTCGATAGGTCAGATCATACTCCCTGTCTGCACGCAGATAATCACCTACCCACTCAGCAAGATCTGCAGCATGCTCCGATGTGGATACCAACGGATTCTCCCACGCTTCAACCGTACCGGTAGGATTCAGCTGCCTGGTCACTACAGCCTGGGTCGCATTGTACTCATACCCGTTGATAATCACTTCTGTTTCCACGTCTCCAGAAAGTTCCACCGTAACATAATACGCTGTGCTGTCGATGATTTTCACACTCTCGTCATCTGTCTCTATTTCATATCCATGCGACGCCGTGTTCAAATAAAAGGTGTGCTCTGTCTCTCCCGCCGGAATCGTTTCTTTCACAAGCTGACGCTTTTCAAGCCCAGGTGCATAAATCGTCCTGGTCATCTGCAGTTCTCTGACTTTTGACAGCTGTGTGCCTTTTGGGGTCTTGGTAAGCTCCTTACCATACGACAGTTCATAGTCCGTGCTGTCTCCAAATGTAACCTGTTTCAAATTCACGCGGTTGTGTGGCGCGCCTTTCATAAATTCAAGTTCCAGCTTATCAAATTCCGGGAACTCATGACTGATTATAGTCACCTCAGTCAGCGAAGCCACTTTATATTCCTCCTGAAGTTCTCCAGACAAATAGGATCTGAAGACCATTTCAGATGGGTAATTTCTACCGAATTCCAATGTGAGGCCGAAGCACTTATAACGCGCTTCCAGGCCGATCACAACCATGGGATTCTCTTCAAATCTCCCGGATTCATCCGCCACAGCTTCCGACACATAGCCCACATCCAAATACTCACCATCCCGCGGCAGGAAGAACTGCTCTGCCGTTGCGACTGTGTGATCTTTTTCTGCCGTGGCATAAGTGCTCTTTTCTGTTGTCTCCAGTACCGATGCTGCCCTGGAAAAATAAACCTCGTTCTCTGAACTTGCTTCCATATCCGGAACAAAACTAGACTTCATGAAAATATTTCCTGATCGGTCCTGATATAAGATACATCGTCCTGCATTGGCAATCAGCTGCAACGCCTCTTTGTGCGTTACCACCGGCATAGGGTTATATACCTTAACATCCATCAGATAATTATCAAGCCAGTATGTGCGGCTGTCTATGCCAGCATCTTCAAATACATCAATCGCAAGGCCATACAAACTGATTCCGTCCGCGTAATATCTGCCGCGCCGGTAGGTCCCATCCATGCCATCAAAACGATCTGTCGCGGTAAAACTCATTTCTTCATCGTCAGCAGACCATTCCCGGAGATAAACTGTGGTGCCCGGCATCCATTCTACGCTGCCGTCATCCAGTTTCTGACCATAAATCACATTGATTTCCTGGCCATTCTCCAAGAAGTTTACCGTACTTTCTTCATTCTCAATGTCATAAGCCCGGTTCTTATTGTCAATGCTAATACTGAAATCAATGGATGGCAGTTCTTCCATAACTGGGCTGATCCGCTCCTTTTTCGTTGATGATAAGATCTTCTGGTTGTCAAAATAAATGCCAATACCCATGGTGATCTTATGAACCCGCAAACGGCTCTGCCCATTTACCATCTTTACCGGCACAATCCGAAGAAAGGTGGCACCCGTGAAGATCTCCTCTGTTACAAAATGCCCTGCGGCATTCCCCGTAATCTCTACTGTGCCATTATCCGATTCAATATTAAAATCCACCGGATATGCCTTTCCAAATTCGATAGTTAAACCCTTGATGTCGTGTTCCACTGGGAAGCGAATCTCCACTACTCCCAGGAGCCCGTCTGTGACTATTCCCTGGTTAAGTACAGCATCCATTCGCTCCCTCGGCAAAAAGTACATACTGCCATCTACGGCGCTGTAATCCTGATCGCAGGTCTCATACAGTTCTTCCACATCATAGTTGTTAAGCGGCCAGGTTAAGTTGCTGTAGTAGGTATACTGCGCCGGCTCCGGCACACTGGCCGATGCCTGAGCTTCCTGATTGATCAAACCAATGCTGACGCGCATATACGAATGATCGCGAAGCTGCTTTTTCATCTCCTGCTTGTACGCATTGCTTACCGCCTGCATTACTCCACCACCCCACAGTCTATGATATTAACCTTACAATCCTGGTACATGGTCGGCAGACCGGACGCATCAAACTGGATCGGCGTTGCCGTCCGGTTTCCAGGATACATCCGGATCGTCCGGAAACAATTATTCACCATATCCGGAATCCGGGCCGTTACCACGAACTTATCGAACTCCTGCAGCATAGCCGCCCAAGTGGCGGCATCCAGAAATTTCCACTGCAGGGAATCAAACTTATACTGATCTCTGCCGACTTTCTGCCCGACAAACTCTCCGTTTGCATTCTTGCCATCGCTAACGTTCGTGGCTACAATCAGGTTGCCGCCAATGTCGGGAGACGGAAACTCCCGACCGTTGATTGTAATTACTGCCATGTTACCGCCTCCTTACGTTGTCTTCAAAGTGTAACCGGATCGTTTTTCCAGATCCGTCAGTTTCTTTTTGATTTCTCTGATATCGATATTGACAATCAAGTCCATATTTTCAATCAACTCAATAATCTGTTTCAGCAGATCCACCATCATCACAAGATACTGTTCACTCATGCTCGTAGTATCAAGACCCATAGCCCGATCAGCCAGGTTCTGAAGCATCTGAGCATCCGCATAATATGGCTTGCTTGCGCTACCCACTGTTGTCAGCGGCGGTGCTGCATTCTGTGCAATGGCTGCCACCTTGGATACTAACGGAGCCATACAGGATCTCATGCCACTCTGAACGGCATGAGTGATGCCCTGGGTAATCTGCTGGTTATTCGCTACTGCAGCACGTCCGCCCCAACTGCCGACCATCTCCGGAATACCGTTCTCGCGTGCTACGAACATTTGACCAGATGCAGGGAAACCGCCAGAAGCATGTCCCTTTACACCAGGACCGCCAGATGATGAAGATTTTCCGCTACCGGCTGTCACCGTTCCATTCGATGTTACGCCACCACCGTCGTCTTCGTCATCTTCTTCGGCTTCTTTCTGGGCTTTTTTGAAGGTGCTCTTGGCCTTATCAATTACAGAATTGAAAGCGCTACCAACAAAATCAGCCGCATCACTCAGCCATTTTTTTATATCCTTCCAGATCTCGTTCATGCCGTCCCAGAGCTTGTTCATGATACCTTTACCAATCTCAAGCATCTCATCCGGCTTAAAGATATCCTTGATATTCTGCCATATCTGTGCAAACCACTCTTTGATTTCAGTCCATTTTTCTTCGATAGTGGCTTTCACAGAATCCCAGATTTCAGAAAGTTTATCACGGATTGCTTCAAAGTTTCCACTGGCCAGCAATCTGATAGCTTCCCACAGTGCAGCGACAAATGCTTTAATGAGATTCCATTTAAGCTGCCATTGCGTAGTTAGCACATCCATCACTGTGATGATAATGGTCTTTACCATCTCAATGGCCGTCTGTACTACTGTCTTTATTGCATTCCAAACAGACTGAGCAAATGTCCTGATACTATTCCAGATTGCTTCCCATTTTGCCTTGATAACATCCAGCGTATCAGAAACAAACTCCTTCACTGCATCAATAGCAGTGCTGATCAGCTCCCGAATTGCATCCCAGATCACAGCCGCATATTCTCTGACCGTATCCCAGTGCTGATACAGTAGGACACCAGCCGAAATCAATGCGGTAATAGCAATGATAACCAGGCCTATCGGACTGCTAAGAAAGGCAATAGCTGCCCCCAATGCCGTTGTTACCGCTGTTGCTATTGCACATACAGCATTCCAGGCCACAGTTGCCGCCGTCATGGCTACCTGCGCCGCAGTATCCGCTATTTTGGCGGCGGTACTGGCTGCAAACTGAGCCACCTGCTGAATAAGTTCTACAAGGACAGAATTGTTGGCCGCACACCATAACTCTGCCGCTGCCGTCTGTGCAGTCTGCGCTGCAGTATCTGCAATCTTTGCAGCTGTGTTAACAGCAAACTGCGCGGCCTGCTTCACAAGAGCTGCTGTTCCAAGCGCCAGATTTACCACAAAATCCTTAGCATACAATGCAACAATTGCCGCAGTCTCCAGCTTATCGGCCAGCAATGCACCGGCATGGGCAACGACAGCTGCTGTGTTCGCCGCAAAGCCAGCTGCCAATCCAGAAAGCATACTCACGGCACTGCCAGCATTAATGATAAATTCGCCAAGCTTTATAACTTCCCAGGCAGCCAAAAATGCAGTGACCGATCCTACAGCTATATCAAAGTTTTCCTGCGATTTTGTAAGCCAATCAACAACAGCCGATAATGCAGTCGTAAACGCATCAAATACGGGCTTCGCAACCGTATCATAAGCCGTATTAAGACCGTCCCACAGACCATCTACCAGTTTTTTCAGCTTATCAAACCATGGCTGCAGTTCATCCAGCAATCCCTGGACACGCTGCTTAATCTGATCGGCATTATCCGTAATCGGCTTCGTAATCAGTTGCAGGATATCCCTCGCAAACTTTCCGCCAAGCTCCGTAACTCCCTGGAACGAAGAACTGAAAATACCAATGATATCCGCCGTAATCTGCTTTGCAGAATCACTCCGGAACACAGAAAAAATATCTGCCACCGCAGAAGAAAAATCTCCTGCAATCCGCGAGATCTCACCACCAATGTTAAACATGGAAATGAGGTAATCCTTAATTCGCTCCGCATTCTGCTGCAGATAAAGATCAATGCCGCCAAGCAGATTATCAGCAATGGTCAGGCCAATAGATGCAACCGAGCCAGATACACGCCCCAGGTTATACGCAAATGTATTCGCAAACTCTTCGGCTGCTTTTTGTATGTCAGAATCAGTTACGATATCTATAAGACTGATTCTGATCCCGTCAATGTGCTTCTGGATATCATCAAATACTGCAGTATCGCCCAGGCCATCCCAGAATCCTTTTACGAGGGAAGATTTTAGCTCATTGAGCTTATCAATGATCCCTTGCAGACGTTTATCCACTTCTTCGGTTCCGTCCGGAAGTGATCCCATGTCAAAATCATCAGCTTCGTATCCACCGCCGGATGCTCCACCACCAGATCCGCTGCTTCCAGAACTATCTGCAGGATTGATGATATTCAACTCATCAATTCCCGTGGACACGCCTTTCATGTCCTTGGCTGCTTTCTTGGCCGCCCCGCCGGCACCGCTCGCTGCTGATCCGGCTTTATCGGCAGCCTTTGCTACCGCTTCCATTCCGGCTGCCGCAGCTGATGCTCCTCCGCCATCACCTTTCCTTCCGGTGATCAGCTCCGTGAAAGCGCGAAACGCATTGGCCAGGCTCATCAGCTTCCCGATAATCGTATTTATCACATGGATAACCGGAGACAGCACATTGATAAGTCCCTGGCCGATCGTGGCCTTTAAGCTCTCAAACTGCAGCTGCAGAATGCGTATCTGGTTCGCCCAGCCGTCCGATGTCCGTGAAAAGTCTCCAGCTGCCGTTGTCAGCTGATCCTGCACAAACTTATACCGCAGGGCAACTTTTTCTGCCTCTGACATCTTTGCTGTGGTCTTGCCGAAGCCATTTGCCAAAGCATAGCTGTCAAGAGCCGTCTGTGTCATGACAATGCCCAGGTCTTTCAGGCTCTCTGTCTCGCCCGTAAACACAGATTTTAACTTCGTGTATGCCTCATCCTGGTTGATGTTGTAAAACGATGCCACATCACCTGCCAGACCGGTCAGGGTCGTGGACATGTCATAAGCTGCCTTTTCTCCAAAACCGAACGCTTTAGCCATGGCACCAAAAGTACCAGTGAAACGCTTTGACATCGTCTCAGACAAACCGAACTGCGAAGCCGCATTCTTTGCAAACTGGTTAATCTGCTCAGACATGTGCGGGAATGTTACATCCACCACGTTCTGAACCTCTGACAGATCAGAACCAAGTTCAACACAGGACTTTCCGAAATCTATCAGTTTTTTTACAGCAAATGCTCCGGCAAGCGCAGCACCCGCTTTCTTCGCCAGGCTCTGGATGCCGTTCATCTGCTGCTCGAAATCATTTTTATTTACGACCAGGTCAAGCCCGATCTGGCCAACACTGTCCGCTGCCATATATGTCACCTGCCCTTTTGTAAGACAGGCACATCGGCACAACGTCTTAAATCTTTAACTCAAAAACTCGTTTACAGTCTTTATTTTTGCATTTAAAAAAGATGCCGTTGCATCTGGCATCCTCTGATTGATTTGCATTAACTGGATGTCCACAATATGGACACCGTACCTTTTTCTTTATCTTCTCAATTCCTACCACCTCCGCACAAAGCAGCCATCATGCGCTCCAGTTCGATCATCTGCTGATCATACTCTGTCTGCGTCATATTTTCTGCTTTTCGGTTTCGCCAGGCATTCCATATTTTTTTCTGATCTGCCGTAAAGTGCTCAATCACATTGTCATCCGACTCTGACCGGATCGCGACCATGCGTCCCAGAGGCGTCTCCGGAGACAATCCGGCCAGAAGGGACCGAAACTCATCCCAGCTGACCGTCTCAAACTCCTTCGTTCTGATTCTCAACCCGTACTGCGTTAAGAAACTGGATATAATTAAATCCCAGTCCTCAAATAGGTCGTAGTACGGGTCAGTGCTCTCCCCCGCTCGCATCACCCACAACCAGGCCAACAGCCTCCTGAACTACAACCATGAGATCTGCAAAGCTGAGCTTCATCTTCTCGATTTTCTTGCGAGATTCTTCCGGAATCAGCATATTAAATGCTTCCATAACGTCCTTAGGATTAATATCTTTCATATCAAGCAATCCCATAACCTTGAGCATGGTCGGTGCATCCGCATTCACTTCCAATTCCGTTCCCTTAATCACCAGCTTCGGATTCCCATCGAAACTCAGTTTATCAGTAATATCCACTACTTTTGCCATGCTTATCCCTCCTTTAAGCAGCCGCTGCTGTAAACGTTGGTTTGCCCTTGCATTTGACCTCAAACTCCAATGCATCAACATTCGTGCTTTCTCCACCTGCCGGGGTAGTCACATTGATGATTGCATCAAAGGACACCTTCGCGCCAGACGGAAGTTCCCATTCAAACGGTGCCACTACATCGTTGCCAGACTTCCAGGCCAGACCCGCAATGAAATCATTACCAGGATCACCATAAGTGCGCTTACCCTGGAAAGAAAAGCTCAGCTTCTTACTGGTCATCATAGCATCGCCCCAGCCTTCCGCCTCCATCGGATTCCACTCTTCCACACCGCCCTCAATTGACGGCGCAAAGTTGGTCAGATTGGCAATGGTGGTATCAGCGGTCTCGCCACCATTAATACCAACCTTGAATTTGTTGTTATTTACCGGATATACGGTTCCTTTCGCCATATTCTCGTCCTCACTTTCTCTGATAAATCAAATCCAGCCAGATCACATACTCATACACCCCATTATCATCTGTTCCGACGTCCTGCGGTTCCGGAACCATCAGACTCAGATAATTGATATGGGTATCTCCTATGTCCGGGCTGGATACACTTCTAAGTTTCTCAAATAATTCATACGCCGCAGCTTCACTCTCTGGCTTGCTGCGAGTCCAGTGCACCAGTAAGGAAATCGGCTTTGTATTGTAGGTGGTGCACTCAAGACCGCCCAAAGCAATGTTTGGCGGTCCAGAACCGCTACGGCCATACACGCCAATGGACCTCTGCTGCTTGTTATCAAGCTTACCAATATAAACATGCTGGTCCTCAGCAATGCCAAGAGACGCAATCCATGCGCGGACATCTGTTGATTTCAGCATCACACACCACCTGCCTTTTTGTAAAACTGTTTGAACGCCTTTGCCGCATCGCCAGCATTCTTTCCGCCAGACAGCCAATCTTCGTACCACATACCCATTGCGTTTGGGTTTTCTTTGGTCTGAAAATGATACTCCGGATGGTAGTACAACCGGCGAGCGTAAGGTGTGCTGGAAACAAGCGTTACCATGCCGTCATTTGCCCTGCTGTAATCCACAAAGGTTGCATCTTCCTGTAAATGACCGGTATCAAATGGGAATACCTGAGCCTGGATAACTTCTGTATGTAAAGCTTCTCCAGTCAATTCCAAAGCCGTCACCGCCGCCTGTGTCAGCTGCTTAATCCGCGGCATATTCAGCTTTACTGTTGAGCTTACCTGCATCAGACCACCTCCAGGCTGCAGAAGTTTACCGTTCCATCCGGATTCCGGTTCTTGCACCCCTGTTCAATCCGGCGCTCCTGTCCGAAGACCGTCAGTGTGCCACCACTTAAAGACGGCATATCCGGTGCAATATCTCCCGAGAAAAGTGCTGTGCCGGTGATCTGGACCAGCTTTTTCTCTGCAGTCAGGATTGTCTTTGCTCTGTCCTGGAAGTTGCACATCAGGTCATCATCGTACATATACAGCGGTTCTCCCAGGTTGCTCAGCTCCTCAGACTCCAGGTGTACATGGACAGGCGTCTTACAGAGCCTTTTCGGTACCAAACATGGATATTTCATAGCCTCACCTCGCTAAACGGCAGCACAGCCCGGTCTGACACAACATAGCATACACGTCCCGTTTCATCGCAACTCCCTTATCTGTAAAAACATTCCAGGAGCTACCGAACTGGGCCGACACGCCATTGATGCTGTAACTCTGTAGGATCGTGTTGATCTCATCTGCATTCTCGGTTTCAAAGTCCGCCTGCTGGCAAGCCACTTCCCGAATGATGTCCTGTTGGAACTCCGTCAATGCAGAAAATCCCCGGCCCACAATCCGATTGTAGGTCAGGGAATCGATGTGGCGGCAGGCCTGCCGGAGCGCCTTTTTAAGATCTTCTTCCGGCACGATGCCGCCGCCATATTCTTTCTGGTAATATTCCGGAGTTACATACGGCTCGTAGGCCATAAGATCACCTCCGATCACTCGCCGGTATACTCCGTGGTATCCACATCAACGTATACACTGTCCACCTTACCGTCACGGCCGTTCGGGAAGACGAAAACATCAGACAGAGAACGGTTCTGGTACAGGTAGCCGTCACCCTCGGTGTGAGCGCCCGGGTCGAAATAATAGATGCTGGAGATCTTCGGTACGATCTTGCAGGTCTGACCGCAGGCTACAAGCACATTGATCTTGTGAGCACCGGTTACCGGAGTACCGTCTGTAACCTTTTTAAGAGGTGCAAAACCGCCATCTTCCGGCTCCCACTCAAAAGCATCATAAAAGCGCTCATCATCCACAACCTCCATGATCGGCACACCGTCGATGTCGGTCACACGGGTTTCGATTCCCATTCCGCCCTCCGCGATCTGAGTCATCTCAATCTTGCGGGTAAACTCGGTAGACTGCTCCAGAGCATCCATGATAGCGCTGGATACATACATGATCAGGCTGCCGTTTGCCTTGTATCTTCTCAGCTTGCCCTTTGCCAGGATGCCTTTCAGCATACCGAATACCTTTGCTTTAGTGTAGTCGGAAGCCGCAGTCGAAGAATGGTACCCCTCCTCTTTCTGGGCTGCCTGTGCAACCTTGGAGAAGAACAGAGCATCCGTCTCCGGCACTACCTGAGTCATCTCAAAGGTCTTCGAGATGTTCTGGATCGATACGGTTGCATTGGTTTCATCCACATCTGCCTTATCCACCAGGAAAGATACATCGCGGTCATGGGTCAGGGTAAACGGCACATCCTTCTGGGTGTAATTACCCTTGTTCCAGCCACCATTTCTGCTGTGGTTCTTATATCCGGAAGTGGACATCTGAGTGAAGTGGAAAGTCTTCGCATCCAGCCATTTCACGTTACTGGTTACAAACGGGGAAGTTAAAGTTCCCTGCATGAGAATCTCTAATAATTCCGGTTCCCATACCTGTGCATAGTTTAAAGCCATATTATCACCTTATCCTTTCTTTTAGTTCCAGCGATTCCAACGCTTCGTTGGTACGCTTGCCTGTGTCTGTGTTGCCTGCTGGGCCTGTCCGGCCCCAGCGTTGCTGCTTGCAGCCCCTACCTGGACAAATCCGGTAGTACCTGCTGCCTGCGGTTTCAGCCCCGGCACATCCTCCAGCACCTTATTCAGCGCCGCTTTTAATGTCTCTTCATTGATTTTTTCGTCCTGACCTACTACCTGACTGAAATCAGCCAACTTGATCACATACGGGATAGTATTGGCGCTAATACCAAGGGATACCGCCGCCATAGTTGCCGCACTGTTGATCTGCGCCTGCTGTGCTGCTGTCTGCGCCTGTGTTACCTGCGCCTGCATAGCGCCAACATCCGGAGTATTGGCCGCCTTCAGCTGCTTAAAGACTGCAATGGCCTGCTCAACCTCGTCCTGGCTGAGTCCCTGCTGCTTGAAATAGGCTTTCAGTGCAGTGTTTTCCTTGGCTTCCAGGGTGCCATCAAGCATCTGCTGAATCTTTCCGTAGTCAATCGCCGGGGCTGCGCCCTGCTGATTGCTCTGATTCTGCTGTGCCGCCGATGCCCCTGCTGCTCCTGTCTGCTGATTCTGCTGTTCTGTGCCCTGCTGTCCCTGGTTCTGATTTCCTTCTGCCATGATAATGGCCTCCTTTCCATTTTGAGAGTGTCACTCTTACTGCTATCCATTGTCATCGGTGTCACCGGCCGCGCAGAGTTTAGTGCCGTGCTCGCGTTTGGGCATAAAAATAACACGCATTTCTGCGTGCTTACATCTTAATTATTCAGCGGCTCATACGTAGCTCTGAAGATATCAGGCTTACACGGATAAATTTCCCCGGCAATGCCACGAATAATATAATCCCCGACACTGGCTTCATGCACTCCCTCCAATGTCTGAATCATGAATTTCACATCCGGTGTCCCGCCGTTTTTAAACCATGCCGTCTTATTTTTGATAGCCTCAAGAATCCATTCAGAATCATCTTCCTGCTCCAGTCCTCCAGTCCACTGGAATGCGTCAATTACCACTGGTTTCTTCCTGTACTTCATTTGTTCTCCTTCCTGTTGCGACATCGCAACACTTAAAATGGGTATAAAAATACCACCGGCCTGCTGACTGGTGGTATTAAGCACTTGCTTTTATATGCTTTATTAAGACATTAAGTTCTTCATCTGATAAGGTTTCTATCGGATCTGTATAATTATCATCTTCGATAAGAAATTGCTCGTTGTTATATTCCTCTGATGTCATAGGATCAAATCCAAGCTTTCTGCACACATCATCGTACGTAATCAATCATAACACCTCCATTTCTACGCCAGCCGCACGTATTTCATCGCAAAACGCCTTTAAACTATCCTCAGTATAACCTACCCTATCCAGATTTGCAACAGCCGACATGTAAAATACTCGTTTAGGCTCGCCTATAATTCGATATTTATAAATCACGCCATTATGTGCAGCAATCAAGCCGTATTTATACTTACGCTGAGTCGCGACTTTAATGTCTGACCAGCTTGGAACAGAGCTACCTGGGTGATTATGGATTGCAATTATCGTATGCTCTTTGGAGCGCTTTAACATCTTTTTCATTTTCTTTGTCGGCTCTACAGCTCGTATCATACGAGATTTTAAAGAGCGCTTTACTATATGAGTATCGGTATCGATGAACACCAAGCTCTCAAATTCCGTTCCACTTCTCTTTTTGATCATATCGACCATTTCTGACCAAACAGTTTTTCTTGTTCGCTTACTTTCCGAAAGCGTATCGATTTTTCGTCGGTAGCTATTAGATAAAACCTCTTTTCGGTTTATTTCTGTTCCCCTAGAAACTCCTTTATGGCTGCATTCCTTAAGAATCTGACTCCATTCCTGTTCTTTTGCAGAATAGCTCTTCTTATTCTCTGGATCCAGCGAATACTCTGCCAACCGACCGTACTTTTCCTCCTGCCGTGCTGCATACTGCTGTCTGGCTTCAGCCTTACTCTGCTGCCCAATTGCTTCCAGCTCTTCCGCTGTCCAGGTATCGTCCGCTGTGGAAATGCCAGGAAAATATGTAGTGTGTGAATCCTTGCATCGTGGGTGGTAAAGACCCTTGCTGATGGCGTAGCTCATAAGCGGATAGCGTTTCCCGGTCTCTGGATCCACGCCGTCCTTACTGCCGCCGCTCCACACATCATCGATAAGTACCTTACCGACAAAGGGAAGGCACTTAGGACACGGGTTTCCTCGCTTTGCCATAATAACAGTGACAATGCCCCACTCCTGCCGTTTCTCACCCTCTCCCTGCAGATATGCCCGCTTGCTGGCCGTCCGAAGTGCCATGTCAGCGTAGTCAGCCAGCGTGTGACGTGCTCCATTTGCATACATCACGCAGTTAAGGCCACGGGAAAGCATGTCCTTTGTAGCCATGTCCACGGCCTTTTCGTAAGTTCCTGCGCCGCTGTTGGCATACACCTGTGCGGTAAATATAGCCTTGCGGTAATCATCATTAGCCTTGCGGAGCACTGCCGTTTCCGCAGCTTCCATATCGTGCGTAGTGGCTTCGATCAGCGCATCCAGTTTCCGGTCATTCAGCTTAAAAAACTCTGCGGTCATTGCATCGTGCGCAGGTGAGCCGTTTGTTCCGGATGTCTTCCAACCTTTCCGGATAGCCTGCAGGATCCTGATTTCCTGCTTCATGCCACCCTCGTTACGTGCCCGCCGGATCAGCTGCTCAATCTGGCTATTGATACTTTTAAACTGCTTTTGATACTTCTTCTGGTTCTTTCGTTTGTACCTTTCCAGGGCTTTCAGCTGTTCCACCTGCCACATGGACCAGTTATAGCCTTCTTTTGTTTCTTCAGCCCTGCGCCGGTCCATATTCCGGATCATGGATGCCATCAGTTCGTTTTCGATGCGCCGGAAGGCATCGGCAAGATCGTATTCATTATGTTGCACTCATCAGCGCTCCTTCCGCAGCATCCTGTCCTGCAGGCTGCAGTATCTGGCCATCGTTTGAGAGTACCTTAAATCCCTGTGCCTTGAATCCGCGAATCAGCTTTTTTAACTGGCTCATGCTTTTGCATTTGTCATTCCGGAGTTCCGCATATCCTTTTTTCTCGATAGCATACACGCCGAACGGGACCTGCTCACTCGCCACCTTCAGCAGTCCCTGATACTCCGCCTGGCTCATTCTGTACATCCGGTTCATTACCTTGACCTGCATTTGCATTACCTCCCAGATTAACATCAAAAATACCGGCAGCCATATTGACTCCCGGTTCTTCTACCTCTGTAATACCCTGCTCTGCCTTCAGACGTGCAATCTCTTCCCGCTTCCATTCGTCATCTCTGGAATCACCATACAGTTCTTCCACCTGTGCTTCCACACTCATCAGCGCCACTCCAGGTCTTGCTTTCGCCAAGGTTTCCACCTGACTCTCGAAAGAAGGGTTTGCGTACTCGCCGAATGGGATATCCACCTTTACATCTTCGACTTGCTGCCCGATCAGAATGTTGTAAGCATTGACCGCCGCACTGACCACATTCGGCAGTGTCTCCTGCATCGCTTCCACGATGGCGTTCCGGGTATAAAGCGTGGTCTTTTCTTTTTCCCGCTGTGCTTCCGCGTTATCCAGCTTCTTCGTATCAATACCAAGCGTGCTTGGACTTATGATGCCATGCAAGCACAAATCCAGCGCCGTCACATAAGATGCCAGGTAACTGTCATGTGGGATAACCGGTTGATCGGTCTGGACTTTATTTTCAATGTTCTCACCCATGTTATTGTCCGCAGCGAAATACCGGCAGTCAAACGGATTTGGCTCCAGCGGCTCTCCTGTTCTCGGGTCCTTTGGCACCAATGACTCCGGAATATAGGTCTTTGCCCTGCCAGCACGAAGCGCATCCATCCACTGCGACCACGCCTCGTCGAAGGCATCGAAGCTGTCTAGCTTACTATCGTAGATGGATCCGCCGCGATTCTCGTACTTCGTGGATTCGTACACATGGATCGGTACAGCAAGAATGGTCTTCTCATCAAACCGCCAGTCCTGCAAGTTTCTGGTCTGATCCAGGGCCTTCAGATCCGCCGGTTTTTCATCCAGATATAACTCATTGATGATGTAACCATAGCCATAGCGCTCATTGAGCACATACCGCTTACCTTTTGCATTGTACGGTGTCTTAAAAATCACCTCACGCAACCGGTCACGCTGATAGAGTATTTCAATCCGGTCTCCCGGATACCATTCAAGGATCGGGTACTCGCTCACTGCAGTGTCAATCGTCACCTTGAAAGCTCCGTCTCCAATGTACAGGATTTCTTTCAGCGCCTTTTCCATCTTCTTGCGGAATCCATTCTGTTCCTCGATGGCTTCCCAGATCTTGCCCTGTTTGCCACTGTCAAAATCGAAGTCATTCATGTCCGACAACACAATAGCCGTCAGCACCTTCACGATAAGCTGTGGGAGTCCCGTATGGATCTTGCGCATCTCAATGCCAGGCGTACTCTTGCAGGCCCAGAATTTGTATTTATCTGCATAATCCTTCAGAGTCCCGTAAAGCTGTTCCAGCTCATTACCGTCACCTCGATACCAGATCCGGTTGCGTATGGCATTGGTCTCAAAATCCATCATCTCCTTGATCTGGATGCTGTACGGCGCCGCTGAATCTATCTGCAGCCAGCTTTTTACGCCTCGGCGAATATTGTCACCCATCTTTTCCAACCACCTCATTTCTGCTTATCCTCCTCAAAACCTATCATGGACCGGTACGGGATCCATGCATACTGATTTGCGTTTATCGTATGGTCGTTCCGGTCTTCCGGTTCGTCCTTATCTTCCTTCCAACTGTACTTATCAAGCTCAGCCAGATGCTCCGTGCAATCATCTACCACCAGATAGCAGTCCTGCTGGATCCAGCCAAGCTGCAGCTTGATGCGGTCCAGAATCCCCAGCTTTTTATAGGCGTCCCAAAAGTTATACAAACAGCTGTGCAGCCGCTTGTACTTGCGTAGCTCTGTGATTGTTGCCTGGTCTGCATTATCTACATAAACATCCTTGGCAAAGCCCCATTCCTTTCTGCAGTGCTCCAGAAATGCAATTAGCTTCACAGCTGTATCGCTCGGCGCAATGGGGTTTTCCAGATCCGCATTGTTGTAAACCTTTTCGGCCAATGTGAATAGCCGCCGATCCGTTGTGATACCCTGGAAGATCATCGCAATGGTGTCTGGAGACTTGGAAGAGTAAGCTGTATCAAGTCCCGCTGTGAACTTCTTCCAGCAAATCCGTTCTGCCTTCACCTCTGATCTCACCCATGCCGCAGTAACAACATGCTTTTTCCGGTCAAAGTTTGGAAACACCAGGCCGGTTGCCTTACCACGCAGCCCCAGGATCTTGTTCTTCCAGATCTTTGTTCCTTTCGGAGTGTTTGCCAGGATCTTATCCAGTTTTTCTTTCGGAAGTCCCAGGTTATGCACAAAAGAAAAGAACCAATGCACCCAGCCAGGCTTTGGCTCTTCTTTCAGTTCATCTTTAATTTCCTGCGGTGTCTCCTGCTCCCATTCTGGAAGCGGCCTGCTGCAGTTGATGTACTCTTTGTACACATCCAGTGACGGATCGTCTGGATTGAGTGTAGCCATTAAGTAGTCGCATCTCATGGCAGCCTCACGGACAAAGTCAATGTCCGCGGTGTTAATCTCATCAATATACAGGCAACCGTACTGACCACCAAGGGCCTTCTGCCACTTTTTCTTGTCACCGTAACCCATGACATAAATAACCTTGTCACCGCCGGATGCGTGGAAAAGGATGTGCGGTATCTTATCGTCCTTGGTACCGTTGCCGTTATACTCAACAAGGACCCCAAAATCATCCACGATTCCAAGGTCCTTGTTGATGATGTTCTTCTCGGCGGTACCTGTATCTTTTGCCGCGATGATATGCAGCTTTTTCGATGACTCAGCAACTTTAAGCATAAACTTAAATAGCCCCACCGTAGTCTTTCCGGCAGCAGTCGTGCCCTCTAGGAATTCAACCGGAGCATCGCACCGAAGAAAGGCTTTATATTTTTCTGACAGTAACAGGCGTTCCGCGCTCACTATCCACCACCTCGCATTTGCTGAATCAGATCATCCAGCTTACTCTGCTCAGATGCCAGACCGGACACCTCAACCTTATCCTTAAACATGCCAAGATGACGGCCCAGAAGCTCCAGAGCCTTCTCCTTGTCATTCAGCTTTAATTCGATACCGAACTTGCCCTCTTTAATCCCGGCAATGGCCCTGATCTGATCCTCGGACAGCTCTTTTGTGTCTGTCAGTACCACGTTACCGTTAATGATCTGCGCAAAGTCTGTGGCTCTGGCAAAGGCAATGGCCGCAAGCTCCTCAATCACTCTGTCCTGGGTGATCTCTGTGCGCTTCTGGCGATCCTGCATGCGCTCTGAGATATAAGCCGCAACCTTAACATTCCTTAACAATCTGGCAGCTGCAGCCGCAGCCACCTCATCATTTTTAACCCGTGGATATGCGACCTTGTAAGCCCGGGTGGCATTCAGGTCGATCAGGTATTCATCTGCAAAAATCTTCTGTTTTTCGGTCATCCGGACTCACCTCGCTTTCTGTTTTTGGGTATAATAAAAGAGCCACACGGGGTGGCCCTTCTTTATTGTTTCTTCATGTGTGTTACTTTTTCATCCACTTGAATAGAATTTACAATAAAAAATATTTCCAAACTATTTCCAATTAATTTTACAGCATAAAATAAAATAAAAACTACCAAATATGAAAAAATAAAAACCAAGACAATAAAATGTTTCAATAAAAAAGCAGCATTGCTTATTCCTAAAATGTAACAACAAAACAGGCCCACAATAGTCACCGCAGTCACTAATCCAAGCAAATAAAAACTTAAAAGTATCCTCTCTAAAACTTCAATCTTATTTGCTCTCGCAACCGCCTGAACTTCTTTTTTAGATATAACACCCGTTAATATTGCCAATCCTGATACCGTAAAACCCAAAAAACTTATCAATGCTACACCAACATCCTTTGTTAAAGCGGAAATAAGCATGTTCACGTTCTCTAATGTATTATCCAAAGCTGAAAAATATGAGATTGCTGTCAAAGCCAGGGCTCCAAACAATGCAGCTTTGCATTCTATTGTCTTAAAATCAAACACATCTACATATTTTTTATACGTTACAAATTTTTTAAATTGGGCATCATTTATCATTTTTTTTCCTTATTTGTTTGCTCGCGCAAAATGTTTTAAAAGCCACTCATGTATAAAAGATTTTGATTCTTGATTGTATTCTTCCTCAGTTAAGTTATCGTCAATTATACGAGTAAAGGCCGCATCTTGATTACTGCTTATCGTTTGTCTTTTTCCGTTGTGATTTATACCAGTAGTATTCACTTCTCCGTATCCTTTCGAAACAGCAGTATACACATCTTGTACATACTTCGACTCGATTTTCAACGAATTCTCATCCGTTGTGGACATTTCCATTTTAAATTTATTGGCATTAGCATCTCGACAATCTTGCATGTATCGCAAGCTGTTTCTAAACTCTGCCAAATCTTCATCATTTGAATTAGGTGGTATTAATGTTGCCTTAATACTCTGTATCGATTTCAATGCCCTTATCTTTTCTTCCAAAATTCCCTTATCTTTTTGTAAAAATATTTCGAACTTATATTTCTTTGTACTTTTACTTAAGATGAACGCAAATGCCGTCATGAATTGATTATACCCAAATGACTGCCGCTCTGAAAAAGCAATAGCTTCTCGCTTTGAATCCAAATAAAAATATATGCTAACAGACTCCTCATTCGAACTTTGCAAAAGCTTACCTGTTTCATCAATTTTTTCTGTCGGCTTATTAAAGGTCCTAACCAATTTTCCTGTAATAATTCCATCATCAAGTTTTTTCAATTCTATCAAACTATATATAGATAACTGTGGCATTCTTCTAACATTTCCATACGAATCTCTATATTTAAAATTTGAGGAAGTAGAAAATGACGCATTTTCGTTCAATTCATCATAAATCGTTTGTTTTACATCATCTAGCTTTAGTTTATTGTCATATACATCAAAAATACCCTCAGTCAAATTTATTTTAGCTAAATACATTAAAGCCATATCGTCCATTCTCCAATTCGACATTTTTTTCTATTATACCACACAAATCGCTAAAAATAAACGTCAATCAAAAAAGACACCCTCTTTCGAGGATGTCTTTCGCGCACCTGGAATGTCCGGATGGAGAGTCCTAAACCAGGTAAATAGCGAAGGCAGGATTTGAACCTGCGACCTCCAGGGTATGAACCTGGCGAGCTGCCTGACTGCTCTACCTCGCAATATTAAGCACGACCGGGCGGGGGCCGTGCTGCAGTCTTTTGTGCGGTGACTGCCAACCAAATTGAGCCAGCGGGATTCGAACCCGCAAATCCGCGTGTGCTGTACTCTAATTTCCAAACGCTTCGTCCTTACCATTTGGATATGGCCCATTAGCGCGGTCCGCTTGATTATGCATTGTCCATCAGCTTCATGGGCTTCAGGCAAGTGTACCCGTGCACAGGCACATTCCAATGCTTTTCGGCGGACGTTGTCAATCTCTCTGAGGCGTTGCGCGCACTCTCAGTTCATCCGGGAGCTACCCGGCCAATTTTCCCGCCAGGCTGTGACACCTGGCGAGAACATCCACATGAGGAGATAAAAGGTAAAATGTGTAATCAGAAGCCGCAAGCTGTATGCCTTTGGCTTCATGCTACACTATAACACTTTGAAAACGAACAGTGCGAACAGAATGAACAAACTTTATTTTTCTCCCATAAACCTCGTATATTCCATTCGCACGCCGTCCGCTGTTGCCTTACGTCCCATTCGTATCGCGACATCACTCCATGCCAGTTCCTCAAAAATCCTGTACCGGATAATCCGCTGCATCCTCATCGGTATGGTATTCAGCCACGCTTCCACGTCGTGCTTTATCCTCTCAGCATTTCGAAGCCGCTCCCGCAGGATCTCTTCCAGGCGGTCCTCCTCTCCCGGATCCTGTACCAACGGATATGCAATCCCCTCGATATGGAAGGTCTGAGCCGTATAAGGAAACTCATGTGAGGATCCTTTCACCGCATCCAGTTCCCGCCGCTTCTTAGCCTTGCGAAGTTTCAACAACGCTTCCTTGGTCTCTTTGACCTGGGCGCAGGCATCTATGTAATCGTTCAAAATCTGCTTGTCCAATGGATTCACCTCCTCCAACTCATCCGCTTCTCTTACATGTTACTCAGCATCTTCACAGCAAGCAGTGAGCCCTCCATGAAGCCAATACCAAGACACATGCCTATAAAGATCAGTGCTGCAGCATAACTCAGAATCGTGCCAAGCTGTTTTAATAATTTCTTCGTCATTCCATCTCACCTCCATCCTGCCCCCGGCCTTATCGGTATCCGGCTTAGATCCAGCCCGCTGCATAAAAACATCTGCCGCGTCCGCTCCCACTCCTCTGACCAATCGTCACACTTGGGCCACGGCCTGACTGCCTTTTCCTCCGACTCGACCACCTCAAACGTATACTCGCCATAAAGCTTGTTACCACCACTAGCATACGTCCGGACGGTCCCAGGCGTACACTTAAGCATCTCAGCAGCATCTACAGCGGTATACTCCCCGATCAGCTCACCGCGACAGTAAACTGCATATCTTTTGGTTACAGCCACCTACCACCGCCTACCTCTCTCATCGATCACGGTTACCTTGCCCAGGATCCGCACATGATAAATCACACACAACTTTTTTCAGCGCCCGCCGGAAGTTAATAACCTCCTCCGGCGGCTTGTCTGCTTTCCGGACTGCCCGGCCTGCGGTCGGATCCGGATAGCCCTCTCTGTTTTTATACATTGGCACCTCCAGATTTCAGTTTAACGTCTCAACTGTTTGGGAAATTCCTGGATCAGAGGTTCTCCCCAAATATCCGCAAGACTGGACTTCATAAAAATTGGGATATCGTACTTTTTACAGTCTGATACCATATTTTCTATCCACTCCCGTTTCGGTGTAATTTTGTCTTTTCTTCTTCCGGTTTCAGCGCCTACAATAACCCAATCTCCTAATATAACGCTTATTGGTTTCAAAAGTGGTTCAGCGCTTACAAAGAAATTAACGCGCTGCTCTAAGTAGATCAAATTTAATTTCTCTTCTCCGGTCTGAGAAACGCCATACCACATATTTTCTCCAGTTCTCAAAATACCCTTCCTAGATAAATCTGTGTACCTTGCCGGGTTTTTGGTAAGAAAGATATAGTTATGCTGCGGTGCTTTGTCACATGCAGCAAATACCTCTTCGATCCAAGAATCAGGAACCCACGAACCAAACAGATCAGCCATACTGCACACAAAAATTGTACGGCCCTTTTTCTTTTCGTATTTATTAAGGCTGTATCGGTGAAGCGTTGGAACAAACCCATATGGATATGGCTCCGCCGTTTCGCTTTCTTCTGCGTAAATTTTATTATCAAGAACATGTAATTTGTCATCGTTCCACTGTTCTCCGTGTCCCGAAAATCTGTTTGCTATACCTCTAGCGTAACAATACGGACATTCATGATAGCATCCAGTAACCGGATTCCATGTACTCTCACACCAGTCAATTTTCGTTTTCTCCATCGCATCCTCCATAAAATCTTAATTTTCATCCAATTCATGAAAATCTGGTTCCCAATCATGCAATTTCATCATCGACACACAACAATGAATTTTCGTGGCACATCCTTCACAGATTTCGCCCAAACTTTCGTTAAATGATATCCTTGGATTTCCTCCATTTGCCTGCAACTGCTGTCTCCAAGTCTCATTGCACGGATCAATTTCTTTTCCACAGATATCACAAAATATTTTTCTCATGACACCCTCCTCCAAATCTTAATTATCCTCGACCTCAAACTCCGCCTCTGCCAGCTTCGCCAGCGCACCATGCAGCCAAATACGCGCCTGATCGTGGATCATCGGCTCATAAAAATCGACCGTAACCGTAAACTCATGATGTGTGTCTGGCTTATTGCTCGGATCCACACCTACTGCAAAAACACCGTTTTTCATTCCAATTCCTCCTTGTATGCCTCCGGCAGCGGCATCCATGCATTAACAAATAATCCAGCACTGCAGCATGTGTCTCCATCTTCGCAACCTTGCAGATACCATGCACCATCACCCTCGTCATTTACCTCGTACCGGCCAATAGCCGGGAGGGAAAAGTTTTCGAATGACATCAGCACGTAGTCCGCTGTCTCCGGAAGCTTTTCAGCCGTCGGAATCCACATGCCGTTCCGCTCGTCCGCTTCTTCTGGGCACCAGAATCTCTCGTGCAACTCCAGGCAGATCATCGGTGCAATATCGATGCATCTACTGCCAATCTGACAATTTGGCCAGACATCTCGATTTTTTACATCATCTTCATCAAAACAGACCTCCTCGCTGTCTGGAAATTTATTCAGATATGCTTTTAACTCTCCCACCGTCATGACTTTTCTCCTTTCTGCAGCTCCTTCAGCTTCTCGATCATCGCAGACCTATTTGCCTGACAATCCCGAAAGAATTTTCCAGGCTCCAAGATATACTGCTCGTTTGCTCCGTACCCTTCTTTTCGTCGCATCCCAATTCCCGCTTTATAGTCATACAACATAGAGTGATATGTTTTTATCACAAAGCTTGTCCCATCGGGCAAATCATACCGATAATACCGTTCTCCAGTCTCCTGAGTCTCGATCCACAACGGCCAGGACTCATAATTGTCAATAAAGGCAGCGCGCTGCTCATTATTTCTCAGTACTGGCAGCTCCGGCTGCTCAACCGGTTCCTGCTCCTGATCAGCTGCATCCCGTACCTCCAACAGCATCTCATACGCCCTCAACATCATGCGGTGTTTGGTATACGCCTGCAGCACATTCCGTTTCCAGCCATCCCCCATTTGCTCCAGCTGGCTCTTCTGATCAAAAATCATCCCAGTCAGTAATTCCCGATCATACTCCGGCACAGGCTCTGGCGCCTCTTCCTGATCGGCATCACTCTCAAACACTTCCCGCCGTTTTGAAGCGTAGCACTCCAGTCTGCAGTCTCCATGCTTCGGACACTCCCAGCAACAACAATTTGTGCAATCTTCACCGGTTCCAGGGATAACCTTGTCCTCATCTGCCAGGCTACAGTCATACAGCGGATTATGCAGGCACTTCCCAGAACGCTGCTTTTCGGCAGCGGATTCCAATGGCAGAGCAGCGGTCTCCAAAACCGGTGATGGTGTTTCCTGTTGCGACGTCGCAACAACCTCTGGCTCTCCTTTTTCTGCGGTTGCCCTCTCGCATGCCCATTCGCACGGATTTTCACACCTGCTGCAGCACGGTGCCGCCTCTCCGGTGCCCGCGCAATGGTATGCCAGATCTTGATTGACAAACTGGCACCTGTCACCCATCTGTTCCGTTAATAAATCCAGAGGTCTGTCCACAACAATCTCGCAAGGAAACGGGTTTCCACACGGTGCATACCAGCATTGACGTTCTTTCCCGCGAATCTCACAATCCATCTCTGCGCAGGAAAAGCAATAATGTCCACCTTCGCAGCTCGGCTCATCCAACAAACTGCCATCCGCATAAACCCGTTTCGGTGTTCCATAAGCAGACAACTTTTCTGGCTGCTCTTCCGGCTCATCGCCGCCCATCATCTCCTCCAGCGTCATGGTGGTCTGGATTGTGGCGGGCTGTTGCACGACCGTCGGCGCCGCCGGTGTTCCCGGCAAGATTTCCGGAAAATCCGTTTCCAGATCCATCTGTCCCTCCAACTCAAAGTATGGAATTTCCTTCGGCTGCCGCATAGCACGGATCTCCTGGACCTTCATTTCCGGAGTCACCTGTTCCAGCTGCTCATCCGTCAAGGATAACATCTCTTGCAGCTTGGATTTTTCAAAATCCTTATACCGCTGGTCCACAATTGGACTGTTGCCGTCCGCAGAGAACCGGTCATTCATGCTCATGTACCGCGATGCTGTAGACTTGCTGATACCGTACTCTGCCTGGGCAAAATCCCAGATGCTCTCATGACCTTCCTCACGGTACAGTTCTCCATCCCGGATAAGCTTGAGGTAATACCCGATGGCAATAAAACTCCTCGCCGCCGACTCGATGTTTGTCCGGATAAAGATCTTCGCGTCATCGTAACTCACATTTTTATACCAGCTGCTCGCGGTCGTAACATCAACCGCGTAATCTTCACATTCATCCTGCTGCTCAGTTGCAGCAGTGCTTTTCTCTTCCTCCATGTTCCTCTCCCTCAGTATCTGTCCAGGTTCTCGCCGACCATATCAATCCACAGGATGCACTCCCGGGTGCCACTCGGCAGCTCCACCAGGCAAAAATACTTGCTTGCCGTGGATATCACACGAGCCAGAACCGGCACGCTGCTCAGCTTCGCGTTCTCGTTTCCGAGCATCACTGTTTTCACGCTTTTGACGCGGATCCGGTTGCCGACACGGGCCTTATTGCGGGCCTGTTTGATTCTCCAGGATCCTATGCCCAGCTCCGGCCGCTTTCTGCACTTAGACGGGTTCAGCCCATGCCGACTCAGATACATATACACTGTGGATTCTGTTCTTCCAATCCGGGCAGCAATGTCAGGGATAGACTTTCCTGCAGCATGCAGCTCCAGGACCATTTTCTCAGTGCTATTCATCTGCGCCACCTCCGTTTTCTTCAATCATCTTCCGCGCTTGCGCTGCTACCATAGCATCATAGTCCGTATCCCGCTGCTCAAAGTTACAAAATTTATTACCAGCCGCTGGTTTCCCACTGCCTTTGCCTTTTGATCCCAGAGCATACACACCGATCCAGTTATTTTTTGTGGACTGGTCAAGGATTGCCGCCTGCTCCTGTGGATTGCCGGACAGCTTTGCCAGGTCAGCCAGCAAAAGACGGATGCTGTAATCTGTCATGGGTTTCCCCGCCTGCTTCCGGAAATCCAGATAGCCGATAAGCGCTGCATTCAAAACAGGATCCGGAACGTACTGGCTCTCCCTAGAGATTTTATTTAATTTTGTTTTATTTTCTTTACTTTCCTTTTGTGGAATTTCTGTAACATTTTTATGGGTTTCTGTTTCAGAAATCGGCTTTTCTGTGACAGAAATAGCGTCTGAGGGTGCACTTAATAAAGGTTGACCCGAATCATCAAGCAACCAGTATTTATCTTTATTAACCTTGTTTCGTGAAGTGACGAGGGCGAATCGTCGCTGGATTCCCACAGAGGTTATAACCCCATGCTGAAGGAGGGTTGTCTCGAAGAGTCCTAGTTCCCCGCAATCAAGAATAACTTGTGACACAAGGCGCTTTGTCACCCATTTCGCACCGATGATACGGACGATCATAGTAGATATCCGATCAATCGGCTCTGCCAGGTAATAGCCATTTTTATAAATTTCTGTCAGCAACGCATCATAAACAGTTACGCCAATCGGCCCGCGCAGCTCCAACAGATCCATAATTTTGTAATCGTTGTAAAAATCCACATCTTTCGGAAAGTAGCTTAGTCCCTGTTTGATCGGACGACCCATTGGCGACCTTCACCTGCTTTCCTTTTTATATGCCCCGCCGTAAAGTCAGCGGGGCAGTACCAGCGGCATTCATGTTCGTGACACATTAAACCGCAGAGGTAACAAATTAACCGATAATGGTGATCATGTCCTGGATTTCCTTTGGCATGTCAGCCAGTAAGGTTGCCAGATAATCTTTGATATTCTGGATTGCTTCGTTGCGCCAGATGCCACCCTCGGCCTCGACAAGTTTAAAGGTCGGCTCCTCATCGTCACCGATCCGGAACACAAAATTGCTTTCCGGCTGCGGAACTTCCTGGAAAGTGCGGAACGGTTTTAATCTGGCCGGATTCGGCACCAGGGCATCTGCCTTTGTAGCCACACCGGTCTGCATGGTAACGACCTGGCTCACACCATCATCGCTGTAGGCTGCGTTATTCTTCTTCTCAATGTTTCCAGCAACCTTCAGAATCAGATTCAGATCTGCAGTTGGCTGGAAGTTTGCCTGCAAACCAAGCATAAAACCTTCCTGATCGTACCAACGGTCAAAGCGGAACTCTGACACGATGGCTTCTGCCTTAAACAGTACCTCACGCTTGCGATCGGCATCCAGAATAGATACCAGACGCACATCCGTCGGACTTACCACATGAATAATCATCTTGCGACTACGGAACTCCTCACTGCAGTTCTCGATATAATCAGAGAGTGCAGTCAGAGTGGATGCCGTTACCGGCTCCGCATAATCCGCTGCATCATAACGCTTCAAGCTGCCATAACCGCTGCGTGCATAAGTCTTTCCAGCAATCTCAACCACCTCGGTCTTAACTGCGCCGTTTCCAAGTTCCACTACATAGCCTAACGCTTCTTTTAATCCTTCTAACATATTTGTTCTCCTTTACATTTGTCTTAAATCAATAGGTGCCTGCTGCTTTGGCGCTTCCGTCTCATAGATTTCACCCGTTTCCGGATCAAATGCCTGTACCGGTGGAGCTGGTGGGACAACCTCGGCTTTTACCGGAATCATGCTGCCCTGTACGGAAACTGCCTGGCTTGCATCATCGATCTCACTCATCTGTACCGTACCGGTCCGGGCATCCTTGCCGATCAGCATCATAGTCTCATCGGCAATCGGCGGAGCCAGGCTGACGTTGGTTGCGATAGACGTTTTTACACTGCGCCCCGCATCCGGCTTAAACGTCAGCTTGATTGTCAGGGTCCTGGCCTTCTGCGGATCCGCATTGGTATCCGCAATGTTCTGGACAATCTGACGCATGGCCAGATTAAAACGCTCCAGCAAGGCCCCCCCAGCAAACCGGTCAAGGCTCATATACTTTGCCATTATGTACTACTCCTTTCGATTAATTAAAGAAATCCTTTTCGATGTTCTCTGCCTCAGCTGACTGTGGCTGCGGAACTGCAGTCTGACCGATCGGATCCTGCTGTGGAATTGCTGCTACATCCTGCTCACCAAGAAAAACATCAGAAGAATTTGCTTCCGGTTCATTTGTCCCGACCTCTTCCGCTGTATAAAGACCGGTGAAGGTCTCCGGGAATGCTTCGCGAAGTGCCTGTACCAGGGCAACCTTGCGGATCATGGTTGCCGGCCGTTTCGACCACTGACTGTTCAAGCTGCCGTCCTTCTTTCTTCCGGCATATTCGTCAAAAGCAACTTCAATGCGGTACGGATGAGAACGGTCTTTCCGGTATACCTCTGCATAGCCGCCCATGATTTCTTCTTCCGGCAGTTTTAGTGTTCCAGTTCGGTAAATAACTTCCCCGCCGGACAGCACGATCACGCCAGCTTCAAATCCGTCGTATCCCGGAGTTTTCTCCGCACGCTTCATAAACGCTTCCTTGCCGACCACCATGGTTGCCGGTTCATTTCCATACTTAATGCAGTACGCTTCCTTCAGCCACGGATTCAGACCTGCATATTTACACAGGTTGATAAACATCACGACCTCCTGCATAGAGACGCGGTCCTTATCACCGCTAATCAGATAATTCTTCACCGTCTGCGGTGTCAGAACCACCTTTTCTCCGGCCACCACAAACTCTGCCTTCTGTTCCGCAGGCTTCTGCTGCTTTGCTGCTAAACTGTTTCCTACTGCCATAATGTAAATATCCTCCTTTACTGTTTCGGCACCGGCTCGAACCGGATACCGGATTCATTTAAGAACTTCTTTAACTGCTCCATCTGGGACTTTGTTACATATACCCGGAAGTCCAGCACATGCACCGGATCTTCCACGGTTTCCGTTACCGGAATGCCCTGCTGCGGCTGTGACGGCTGCGCTGTTGCTTCTGGCATCGACTGTCTGCCGGCACTCATCACCCGTTCTGCTTCCTGCTGCCGCTTTGCTTCACGCTCAGTTTTCAGTTTCGCCTGCTGCTCTGCGTAGAGCTTCCGGCGCTTCTCATCCTCTTCCAGACGGTTACGCTCTGCCATCGCAGCGCCGATATCATAGGACTGTAAAAACACCTGTTTCATATCTCCGGCATAAGGGCTGTCTACCTCATTTAAAATGGCAATGCCCTCAGCAACCTTCTGGATCAACGCCAGGATCTCCTCTTTGATTGATTTCATGGTCTTAGAGGCGTTGCCATATTCCGGCTTCACGACACGATTCCACGGCAGATACTCCGCCAGATCCTGGATGTTGTCCTCGTAAAATTCCCGGACCTTGTCCAGCTTTTCATTGCGCTTACGTTCTTCATAGCCTTTCACCTGGCCATCGATGTTATCAATGGCCTTCTGTACGATCCCGGTCAGCTCCTTCACCTGCTGCCCGAAGAGCTCGTCCGGCTCCAGGAGCTTCTTGCGGATTTCGGTACGCTTGCCGGTCAGGGCATCCTTGAATTTATTAAGCTTCGCCCGGTCCGCCTTGGCATCACTGATTGTGTCATCCGTATAAACAGAGGTTTCATATTCCTGCGCCACCGCGCTGATCTCTGTTTTCAGTTCCTCGAAGTTCCAGTCAATTTTCTGGATAAATCCCGCATCCTGCGGGCTATAAATTTTCAGTTCCATGTTATTCTCCTTATATTGCCGGAAGAATGAGGTTAGGACGGCGGCCACTCTGGACATACTCCCAGAAGCTCCGCTCCGCATCCACCAGATACTGAATGTCTTCCTCCACATCCTCCCGTTCGATTATGTAATCTCTTGTCTCAATCAGCAGTACGCCGGCTCTCTGACTCTTAAGCTGCGCTCTCAGTACCACGAAATCCCATTCGGTGACCGCCAGATAATGCAGTATCTGACAGAAATAATTGTCCGGGATCCTGCCACGCCACTTTTCCCACTGGCTGCTCTGCAGAATCTCTGTGGTTTTAATCTCCAGGATTCCGCGTCGACTACGCTCATCTGTCAGCTCACCATCCAGTGAAGCATGCATCCAGGGGTATCGGTCATTGTGAAACATGTTATCCTCATCATAGGACACTGTGTACTCCGGATGATCCAGAGTAAACAGAGCGCGGATATGTTTCTCCGCCTCCGTGCCGTACCGGACATAATCCTTGTTAGAGATATCTTCCGGCTCGATCAGTCCCATCTTCTCTTCCCAGAGCTGGACATTATCCTTATAAGGACTCATTCCCACACAGGCCGCCGCATCAGAGCCGCCGATATGGTTCTGTCTTGCCTGCAGCCATGCTTCCCGGCTGTCAAATATCCGCTTTGTTACTGTCATTACACTGCCTCTTTCTCTTCCTGCACCAGTTCCACCCAGTCATACACGCTGAGTGCCACGTCATTTGCTTCGTCACCGGAGATAATGACCTTATCCTTCAGCCACTGCAGCCGCCGGATGGTCAGCACCATCTCCTGCACAAAGCAACGGGACTGGAAGCGGATCATCTGGCCGACCTGCAGACTGTTGACCGGGTGACGGCCAAGGCTGATTAATGTCTTAGTTGCCATTGCGCATCCCCTCTTTCACTGCAATTGCCAGATCCAATAACTCCTTTGCACCTTCCGACAACTCTAACCTTTCTTTGTTCTCAGTAATTTCATCCAGAAGCACGCCCTGGAATAACTTCGAAATCCGAAACATTGCCGCAATACGATCCTTTGGATTTTTATATGCCCGTCTCATCGTCTCAGCTGTTGCCTGTGCAAGAACGTTCGGCAATTCTCCCGGCTCAATCTCACCAAAGATACCACTATATGCCTTATATCTAACTCCCACGTCTGATGCTGTCATCACATTCGCGAACTTACCAGAAAGCACCTTATCCTGCTCGCCATCCATCTCAATAATCACTTTTACCATCTTGATTTCCCTCCGCGCCTCACCTATAATGAGACTGTAAAATGATTTTTTATTTACCCGATTCCCCGGAAGTTGCCGCTTCTGGGGTTTCTTCTTTTACAGATTCTTCTGCTTCCAGGCGCTTAATCTCCGTGTCGATAAATGCTCGTAAAATCTTATAAGCAGCCTTTTTAGATTTCGGAAGAATTGTCTCATCTATGCTATACTTAACAAAACCTGCAATTGCATGGACGGAAGCTTTATCGCTTGTAACCCCATATGCCATGCCAACGCTTTTCAGTCCGTCTTCCTCGATAGTGCTAATGATTGCCATAACAAAATCACCAGACTCCGTTCCTTTTGCGCCTCCATCATCCTTAATCGCAATTTCTACCATCTCCTCACCTCCCTCCTATACCAACGCCAGAACAATAAACACCCAGAACGTAAAACCGGTTGCCCCGCATAACACTGCAGCTACAACCATCACGGCCTCAGCCAAATCTCCCAGCCAGCCTGGTAATGCCTTCTTCGGCGCCGGTTCTGCAACCGGATCGCTCCGGCACTCCACGTAGCTCAGCATCCGCGGGTGCTGGGACTCGATAAAGTTAAGCTTCGCCACTCTGATCACCTCCTTCCTCCGGCTCGTACGCCGGATACTGCTCAATAAAGCGCTCCAGGTCACTGCCCCGGATCTTGATCAGTCCAAGGCGCAGAGCCACAAGCTGTTTTCCGTTAATCAGCCGGTATACCGCCTGCGGATTAACCCGCAGAAGTTTCGCAGCTTCTTTTACTGTGTACAATGGTTCGTATGCTCTTACCATCTTCTTACACCTCCCTCGTTGCTTTTCCTGCATATTCCGTGATACAATTTCTTTATCAAATTCATACTACGGAGGTTTTTATGTTTCTCACACAACTTGCATCCGCTTCCGACACTATGTTCACCGGCCTGCTTAGTTCACTCAGCCCGTCCGATATAATTCAGTTGCTCGGAATACTTTTGTCAACAATCATCAGCACAATCGCAGTCATAATATCTGTTGTCACCTTGCGTCAAAACCATCAAATGGTTGAAGAATCAACTCGTCCATACATAGTTGTTTACACCGCTGCAACCAACTTTCAATCTCCTATGTACTACCTGGTCATCAAAAATTTTGGTCAAACAGGGGCTCGCATTACCAGTTTTTCCTGCGATTTTGATTTAGCTAAGTGCTCCTACAGCCCAAAATACATTCCTTTTGAGCACATCAAAGATACTTTTATTGCTCCAAATCAATCCTTCGTTTGTAACGTAAACCCACGCGAAATATTTGAAGATCCAAAACCGATTACCATAAGCATTGCCTATGAAGCCAACAAGAGGACATATACTGATTCCTTCGTTCTCAATATCAAAGCAGATTCCGATCTGATTCATAGCAGAGCCGCTTCCAAGGATAAAGAACTGAAAATCATCTCTTATACGCTCCAGGATATGGTAGAAAAGATGCTATAACACAATTCGCCCGCTCTGTAACCGGTCCTTACATCTACATAAAATAGACTCGTAAACTTCATAGGTCTGGGCTTCCTCTGGAAGTTCAGACTTTATTGTTTGTAAAATATCTTCGACAGTTTTCTCCAGTACCTCTTCGGGAACAGAAATGTCATTTCCAAAAGAAATCACTGTATTGAACATTTCACTCACCTCCTACTCTGTTGCAAACAGGTAATCCATTTGCCTTTTCCTTTCTTCCAATGATATAATTCCTGTACAGGCTCCTGACAAAGCCGAGTATACGAAGAAAGGAGAATTACATGGCATTACATCCTAAATCTGATGAATTGTTATTGAAAATTTGCCGTGCATACAACACGACACATTCCAAACGCATGGACACATCTGACATTCCAGCATTAAACTATGATGAC